CTCTAATATCCGAGGAGACGACCTACCTCCCCTGTGCAGTCATTACTGAACTGCCTCCCCAGCCTTCAATAGGCTGGGGCCCACCTGATCTTGATGTCGACGGTATCAGGACGTCCATAACGTTCAAGGTGCTTCACATCAAAGACAGGATCACTCCCGCGTTTGAGGAAGAACTTCAAAAGCGCACCATGACCCGAAATAAAAGATTTCGGAGAAATGGCACGAACAACATATCCCTTGACAAGGGGAATATGGAGGTTCGGGCAAAAGCGTTCTTGAACGAATCCAAGAAAACTGTGCCTTCCCAGTATGGGAGACGTTGGTAGGACGACAGGAAGAGGGGCTAGTCTCCTCCAAATATCGTCTATAGCTCTAGCAGTTGTCCAAAGACCATTGGCATAAAGCCGATTTCTAAGGGCAATAAGCGAGAGCATCTCCTGAACGTTACTACGTTGGGTTGGAAGATTCCTACGGATATAAGTGACTGAAACGTCACTTCCGCAGTAATAATCCTTTCCGCAAGACTCTCTGAACTTTCCTGTCCAGAAAGACTTCTTGCGGTTGACGACTAATCCATAACGGACGAGTGCGTCAACAACGTAAGGCACTATTTCCACGGGGATGATAATATCATCTCCGTAGACGCGCACCTTTGGCAGTAGACCTTCAAGGTCTTTGCTGCTGAGTTTGCGGTTGAGCATATCTGCATAACCTATACAGACGATGGTCAAAAAGACCATCGCCTCCAATGGAAAGCAGAGAGCTGAACCCATAGACGCGAACTTGGCCACGGTTTGAACACCATGACCAGGAACGTCGACTCGCTTTGAACGGCAAGCCTGAACCGCACCAGAAAGGTGAGGAAAAGGTTTAAGCATTTCCAAAACGAGAAGATTAGAGACACGGTCACTGGCTTCAGATAGATCAATAGTCGCAAGACTACCATCTATCGAGCCTTTGCGGGCAAGTTCCTGATTAGGAACTTGATCCGTAAAACCGATCGATCCCTTGAGGATGTCACTTCTCTCGAGACGATCAACGATCACTTCCATAAGAGACTGCTGTGTATATTGCATACACGTGGGCTCTATGGCGATGATACGCGGTGTCTTTAACGTTTTAGGGACTGAGACAACCCTACAGGGCGTCTCAGCCTCGGGTTCGAGGAATGTAACACTCGTTAACTCATCGAAAAAGCCATAATTGACTATTCGGTAGTCACTTGAGGAGAAATACTCTTCAAGTCGAGTGTGCCAGAGACTGTGGTCGTACTTTTCGTTTCCGATGGTACGATCGGCAGTTTTTCCTGGCCCGTGTTTCGGGATAAGATTGTTTCCATAGACCAAAAGGTCAAGGTGGCTACAATCAGCAGCCCAAAGGAGAGAAGAAACGCTACTAAACCGAACAAGAAGTTCTGTTGTAGCGACATCATCTCCCCAAGCACGTACTTCCTTCTCACACTCGATGAACTGGTCAAATGCTTTCCTTTCTCTTGCATCGCTGCAAGGGTTGAGAAGCTTCTTACAGGACAGAGAGATCTGTCTTATAAAGAAGATAGCAGTTGGATCCGGAGCATCGAGCAACCGCCCACTACACCGGTCAAACACGAGATCCAGCAAACCTCCGAGAAATCGGGGGAGAGCTTTATATTTGCTAAAAGAAGCAAATAAAGAGGGATCTACACATCCTTCGTCCAGAGATCTTTCGAAATCTGTACTGAAAGATGGCAGGGTGATCGTAAGAAACGATTCACCTTCGTGTAAGTACCGGCTCGTGATTGTTTTAAAATCACGAGTGGTGCAAGTGCAACACCACATACTAGCATCTGCTAGCATGTACTGCAATAGCTCGATCGGGCTTTTCATCAGCTCCTCCTTTTAAAGGGGTAGTTGATCCTCAGTCCCATCCGAGCAAGTCAGGATCCTCAACATTCCTCCTCATAAGAGGAAAGGAGAACCTATCGGTCTCTGTAAAGAGAACGTACGGAGCTAGATCTCGCCGCCAAGAAGCTGCGTGATCTTCGCACCGGACGAAGCCGAAAGGTACGCCAGGAATCCATCGACCGCCAGCTTAAGCTCAGCAACGGTATAACCGGTGATGGGCAAATCAACGACCAGAGTGACGCTAGAAGAATAGCGAATATTCTGAGCGGAGATAAGCGGGTCGGCGGCAATCTTCTGCACATCGAGACGAACAGATCGGCGGGTGCGTTTCGCACCATACTGATCAGAATAAGTCAGAGATGTGTTTCCGTCATTGGCGGTAAATTTACCGGCAGTGGGGACAGGAGAAGCCACGCGAGGGCAAGAAATTGCGATCGCGTTGATGGTGATAGATTGAGGATCGGCGATAGCCATGGGACAAACCTATTGCAGAGTTATGACTGAGAGAAATTCTCAGTCAAGCCTTGTAGTAGTCGATCAGTGATTGATCGACAGCGGCTGCTTGGAAATACCAAGGGCCGCTATGACGCCCCATTGCTTAGCAGTAAAGCTAGCAGCGTTAGCGCCAAACCCATACGGTGTGCCCGGGTAACGAAGTTTGGAAGTAGATACCAAACGAGTTTCCAGGTTAACGTCACCATCACTAGTGTGAAGGCCGTTAAGCGTATAGCTTTTTGTAATGGTAATTTCTTCCATTACGTAGCTATATGCCATCGTAAGGCCATCGGTTGAAAAAGCAGACCAGTTCTTAACAATCGAACCGGCATCTGATATCCAATCGAGAGCCCAGGACCACGGTGTTAACGAGTACAACAAATGCGGATTCCAAGAAACTCCGTAGAGTTTGTTGGCAAGAGAGTGGTATAAGCGGAAACGCTTAACAGCCTGCACAAAGTCATTATCCGAAGGGAGAATGGCCGGCAGGTAGTAAGTGAAAGCCGCAGAACACCACTGTTTCTTGACCGTCTTTGTTGACAGGTTCAATGGCACCGTATTAGGAATGACATAGCTCGAAGTTGCCGGAAATGCAGAAGCATTAGACGACAACTGTTGAACTGTGGCACTCTCAATCGATGGGAAGTGAAAACTGCGACGGAGCAAATGATTTGCGCCGGCACAGTACTTCTCAGCTTCTTTCGTATGGTTCTGCATGGTTTTCATAAAGCTCTGTAAATCAGAGATAAATGGAGTCCAGCCAAAGGCACCGTTCAGATATTCACCAGCCGCATCACGTCCCATCTTATCGAAATCGATATGCTTGGTACGTGTAGCGACATGTTGAACGAACTTGTGCCATTTAGTTATATCGGGAATTTTAGGAAGATCCTGCAATTCACCGAGAAACTGACCCATATTCGAAAGAGGGTTCGTTGGAAGCATCGCGCCAATGGCACGAGTTCCTAACGCGTTCATCGTCACTTGTGACGTAAACGTAGGATAGTCAATAGAACTAACTCCAATGGAGATAGCATCTAAATAACCATCGTACGTATCGAACGAAGCCCCTGAACCAAACAAGTGAAACATACGCCCATCGGGCTTTATTTCAGCTTGCTGAGTAAAGAAGGGCCCACCAACATCACCTGATCCGTAAAAGAGGGCGAATGCCTTCTTGAGATTGAAGTTTTTCAAGTCAGCTAAAGCTTTCTTGGCAGACTTCTTCTTTCTTTTGAAAGACCCATAAAATGGGTTCCCACGGGAGGTGGTGGTCTGAACGAAGCCAGTCTTAGTGACCGGAAGGAGGGAATGCGAAACTAACGCAGTTCCTACATACCGGTTAAAGACGCCAGGAGCACGGATAGAAACCGTAGACCTGGACCTTGTGGCTTGCGTAGACATCGAGTCCTCGTATGAGTATGAGCATAAGTAATCTTATGCTGGTGTTGCACAATAAAGCACTGGGAGCCCTTAGG